TAGTTTGCTGGCTCAGGGGTACACCAAAAAACAAATTGGCGAAGCCATGTTAAACGCTTCTAAAGATCAATACCACATTGAAACGCTATACAAATACTGTACACTTGAATTTTTCACCAGAGCTGATAAAATAGATAAGTTTTCAACGCTAAGTGAAATTAAACCAAAAAAAGAACTTCCGGCAAATGTGGGTGGCGGTTCAATGTTAAAAGCACTTTAAACAATTAAATCAAATACAATGAAACTAAGCGAACTATACGAACTTTCCCCTTTGGGTTGGGAGGAGGCAAAGAGATTGACAATATTGGAGAATGGGAAAGAGTATTGGGAACGAAGAGTAACTGAAGACAATTCAATTTGTGATTGTTTTTATTTCAGTGATTCAGGAAATGAATTAATGTGGGTATGGTTGAATTTAGGCGACCCAACACTCCTAAAAGAATGGGAGGCAAAACAGATAAAATGAAATATTTGGAGCCATTGGACATAGGGGGGCGAATACTCCCAAACGAGGTTGAGATCGAAAAACGACTGTTAAGCATATTGCTTCAATACGGTGACAAGGCTGCAACTGTTATTTTCCCAAAACTCCAATTTGACGACTTTTACCATAGGGATCACCAAACAATTTTCTCAACAGCGGTAAGCCTCTTTGCGGATGGTATAACAATTGACTTATTAACCGTCGAAAGTAAGACAGACCTAATGAACTACCTTTTGGAATTGACAGCATTAGACCTGGGTTTTGGGGGTCATTATCCTGAAACATGGGAAGATTATTGTTTAATTATTAAAAATGCATCCGAAAAGAGGAAATTGATAGGATTATTCAGTAAGCAACTACAAACCTGTTTTAATGTTATCGAAAATGCCTCCCACATCGCACAAGAAACCATTTTAGGCGTTGAGGCTATACGAAGTACCGGAAACGAAAATAAAACGCTTAAAGAAGCTTTATATGACGAAATTTCAAAAAGCAAAAATGAAGGCGAATATTTGGGATTAAGAACGGGCTTCAAAGACTTCGACCGGATAACCTTAGGATTGACCGCTCCTGACTTAATAATTGTCGCGGCAGGTCCAGGAGAGGGTAAGTCAACATTTGCCCTTAACATTTGTAGGGAGGTTAGTAAGCAAATACCCGTTTTATTATTCACTTTGGAAATGAAGCAACAACAAATACTTTGGAAGCTAATGAGTGATTACTTTGGTATTCCGATCAAAGAGGTAAGACTTGGTAAGTACGATATCGCAAGCCCTATAATGGACAGAATAGCAGCATTGAATTTGCACATATACGATCAAGGAGGGCTGACAATAGACGACTTAGTAAGCATTTCAAAAGCTGAAGTGATGCGAAAAAAGATCGGGTTAATAGTTGTTGACTATTTGCAGTTATTAGCTCAGGGAAAAAAAGGCAAAACCAAAAATGATGAAGTTACAGAAATAAGCCGAAAGTTAAAAATGCTGGCTATGGATGCCAACGTACCAGTTATAGCATTAAGCCAGTTGAGTAGGGATAAGACACGAAAGTTTTATTCACTTAGTGACCTAAGGGATAGCGGAGCCATCGAGCAGGACGCAGACGGTGTAGTCTTTATCTTTAGACCAGTTGAGCATCGAATGGATAGCTATCAGATAGGACACGAAACGATAACAGCCACAGAGCAAACAGCTATAATAAGCATCGCCAAATGGAGAATGGGAGAAAAGGGCGAATTTGAAATGATGTTTAGGGGAGATTGCAACCGATTTGAAGACAAAGGAACCAACTTTGCACCAATGCCGGAATTTAATAACGACATAATAAGTTTTAGAAATAATAACGAAATACCTTTTTAAAAAAAAAACAAATAAAAATGGATTATATTATTTAAAATCGTTAATGTACAATATGAGTGTACCTAAATTATTTGATATATTAAATGAGTAATAAAATGAACAAATACAGATTAATTAGCGAACTACCCGACGGTATAAAGCAGTTAGCAGAATTAAGGCGGGATGAGTATCAGGACTACTTAACACAGAATAACATCAAACTGCCACCCAATTACGATGGAGACACCTTAATAAGTGCCTTTAGCTTTTCATCCACACCAGAAAAATATGAGTTTTGGAGGTTAGTAAACGATGGAAGATTTGAGGAAGTAATGACATTAAAAACAGTAGAAGGATGAAAGCAAACGAATTAATGATAGGAAATTGGGTAAGTTATATTACCGCCGAAGGTGCCGAAATAGAATATCAAAGATTGATTAACCTAATAAACAAAATAACATGAATACATTAAATTGGAGAATAAGACAGGATGAAAATTCATATAACAAATTCTTTTTCATAGAAGCAGATTTACCACCACTTGAAGCAAAAGGACATTTCCCACGAGTAGAGGTAATGCAGGAGGATTTTGGGGATCATAATGGATATACACACGACCTTAGAATGGCTGACGCTATGCTAATTGTGAAAGCCCCTAAAATGGAAAAGGCTATTATTCAGGCAATATCTTTATTGAATAGCTCAAATGATGCTGATATATGTAAGGTTATTGATCTTTTAAGCCAATCAATTGAGAATATCGAACCGGAAAAATTAAATATAGGAGGAAATAATAGCCGAACCGATCTTTTAAATAATATTGAGCCATGACCCCAACATGGATAATTAATTAACCTAATAAACAAAACAACATGAGTGATCTTGTATTATGCGGTATGTTCTTACTTCTGCAAATGTTTTAATAGCGAAGTATTCAAACTGTATTCCTATATCTAATGATTGCTTTAGCTTATTTAATACATTGTCTTCATAGTAGCTTACGGTGTTTAGCTTGTCTGATCTTATAGCCTTAGTTAATAAAGCCATGCAATTATTTTGTATGTTGGTCTCAGGATGGAACATAGTTAAATAAAGCTTCTTTAGGTCTGTTATTCTATATCCTACTGCTGTATCTATTGTAACGGTTATTTTATCCTCACTTGTTACTGTCTGTATTGGTATGCTGCATATCCTTAGCCTATCTTCTTTAACATAGATTGCATCGAAGTAAGGTATCTTTAAATAAACTCCGGGGTATAGTTCTGTGATGTGCTTGCCAAACCTTACTCTTAGTCCTTTTTCCCACGGCTGTACAATTACTATAAATGATACGTTGTTAATAATCCACTGTATAAATCCTTTTATGTCCATCTTATTTTCTCTTTGGGTTAAACAACCATACTACCAATGATAGTACAATGTCCATTACTGCGGATAGGATTAGGGTTAGGGTTATCCATAGTATAATGGTTGCAATGTTATTTAATATTGCTAGCATAGCTTTTATTTAACTGTTTCAATACCCATGTAATGGCAGTATTCTATTAATTCGTTTAATGTTGATTTACCACAATTCCTTTTATGCTTTACCCCGCTTATTGAAATACCAAATAAATCTCTTACATGATACATACCATATTTATAATTCCATTTAACACCAAAATAATCAAACAATACATTCCTTAGTCTAACGCTAATACCGCAATCCCAAAGATCAGTATCTAATGTGTCAACGCTATATTTTTCAATTGGGGCTATTAACTTGTTAATCTCTGCCAATTCATTTTGAAGTTCTTTTTTTCTTTCTACTAACTTATTTAAGTATTCTTTAAACTCCGTATGTGACATTAAATTACTCATTTGCTTATTGGTTTAGCTGATCTAATATTGATTGGTAAAGTTCGTTAAGGTCTTCATCGTTACCAATGAAAGTGTAATGGTTCTTGCTGTTAGTAATAAATATCTTTATTGATCCTTTATTTGACCCATTAAAATCAATTGTTTGTATTAATGACTTGTTTATAATTGTAACTCCGTCATACTCAATTATTATAAACTGCGACTTTGCTTCGCTTCCTATGTGTGGTTTATGCCACTCAGGTATATATTCTTTGTCTTGGCTCATTAAATTATGAAATTTACTTTGTTAATTAATTCTGACAAATAGGGGTTTTGTTTATTCCATTTAACAAAAACCTTTGCTGCTTCCTTATCGTTTGCTTCTATTATCTTGTTAGCTTCCATTTCCTTTAAGTGTAAGTCCATTGCTAACCTTGATAACTCGTTAATCCATCTGTAACCGTTAATATGCTCTTTTATTTGGTGGTTGTCGAATATGGTTACATATCCTAATTCTTTGCTTTCGTTTTGGTAAGTTACGTTTACTGTTATATCTAAGTAGTTCATTGCTTTTCTTTCATTAACTGTTTATGTATTATATCAAATTTCTCCATCATTTCGCTATAAAACCCGTGTTCTATGCTTATAATCTCTTTGGCTTGGTTATAAGTTACTAAAACTCCTCTATTTTTATGCCTTGCTGTAAATTCAACGCTTTTAATTGCCTTGTCTTGCGATTCCAATGTTTCAATTATATGGATGTAATAAGGTAGTTGATATGGATGCTCAGGAACGTTTGTGCAGCCCTCATAAATTATCGTTTCTGACATTGACGTTATTATGTACCTTATGTAATTTATGCCAAATGAGTTCATAAATTCTCTTGGATTAAAGTCTTTAACTCTTGGGCTTATTGTGCTTAATGTGTAAATCTTCATTGTTTTGGTATTTTTTCTCCGTTTTCGTTAAGTTCCCAGGCTGTTTGACAACCGATCTTTGACTCTATTCCTGTTTTTGAATTGTGATGCCATTTGCAGATAACTTGGTGGTTTCTCGTGTCCCAAAAGCTGCCTTGTTCGTTAACTGGTATAATGTGGTCAACTATCAAATCCTTTGGCCTGTAGGCTCTCCCGTCAATTACACATTTAAGCGTTTTGGCTCTCAACTCATAACTGTAATCCCTCCATGCTTTAGTGTCGTAGTCAGCAACCTTAAAAGCCCTTTTTGGCTCAACCTTTTGGGGTGTTATTGGCCTTAATACTTTTTTGTTAATTGTGGGCATTATTTAATTTCTTCTAATTGCTTAATTGTGTTCTCAAATTCACTAACCGGATAGTATCGCTTGTTCTTACCGTATCTACGTGATTTAATAACTTTTAACTCTATTAGCTTTTTTAGCCTTAAACTTATTTCTGACTGTGATTTATCCCTTATTGCTATCATTACTTCTATTTGGTTCATTCCGGGACTGCTATTTATTAACCTAACTATTTTATCGTTTGTTTCGTTTCGCAAAGTTTTCAATAGTTGGTAGGCTTGCTCTGCTTTCATTGGTAAATACCTATTTAATTTTTGTTGTTAGTTTTGTATCAATTTCTTTAATTATTAACGAAGAGTAATATTCACTATGTGCCATTAAGTGTTCTCCAGTCAGGTTATGTTTTACATATTCTTCAATTACGTGCTGTATAGCTTCATTACTTATTCTTGTAAACGGTTTTATTCCAAGTTCTTTCTCATTTTCATTTATGGCGTCCATTATCTTTTTACATTCTTCATAGTTCTCTATCTCTTCGTAATGCTTTAATACGTTCAAAACAGATATGATTCCATATGAGAATATGTAAATTCGATAATGTTGTGGTGTGGTGTTAAACGTCTTAATCATAATCATAATCAAGTTTAAATAACGTAATACAAAACACAAACCCAGCAACAAATCCGACTGCATACCTGAACTTACTTATTTCTAATCCTAAAGCAGCTAATATAAAGTAACAAACAAATGTTACAATCAAAGCCACTAATATTGCAATAAATGATTTCATTTATAAATACCTATTCTTTTATTAAACAATCGCCTATACTCAAGGCGTTCCATTGTAGTAAACTTTTCCTTAGTCTCAAGAGCCTTATTTAATTCTTTTATTAGTTCGTTAACTATACTTATTTTGGCTTCTATTTCGTGCTTCATTAATTGTATTGGCTGGCAGTTATCCCTCAGTTCATGTATTTCATTAAATAACTCTATGCCAAATAAATTAATTATTCCGTCTTTGTAGCCTATTAAATTACCTGACTTATAGTTATTGTCTGTTGAGGTTTGCGCCCAAATGTTAATTAAGTGAAATCTTAGATTTGGGTTTGCTCCTACCGTCCAATAGTGACCAGCTTGCATTTGACCATTTAAACGCCCTGAGGAAATACATGGATGGCCTTTGTCTATTATCCTCACTAATGTATTAATCTTGCGTTGTAGCCTCTGTAATGGGTTTCTAATGGGTTCTATTTGCTTTTTTGTTTCTCTCTTTCTTATTAACCATTGTCTTTGCTCCTCTTTTTGCTTTTTGTCCTCCAATCTCTTAGCGTGAACAATGGCACATTTTGGGCTGCACACTGATTGAAGAGGGTTTTGTTTTTTATACCCACCCTTGCAGACCTTGCACTTGTAGTCTTTATTTGGGTTAAATCTTCGCATTTAGTTCTAAATTTAAGCTATGGATATTTTGGCCTTTTACTTGAATGCCATTTAATCCAATTTTCAAAAGTTCTTCAATTTCCATTTCGTCATCGTCTAAGTGGAATAATAGTTTTTCTGAATATTCACAAAGAAAGTCGGCTTTCCAATTTAAGTGATTTAAAAAGTAAACCCTTTCTCTTTCAATGCCAATCTTTTCTATCAATTCCCATAAATCATGGTTCCTTACTTTCGCTGGAGAATAAATTAGATGGTTGTCGTCAAACCTCGATGTTAGTATTATTAATTCAATACTATCTGGTATTTGTTTTACAAACCGCTGTACAAACGGCCTTGTTAACGTACCATCGAAGTCTATTGATACAAATCTTTTGTTTGGGTTAAACTGCTTCATTAATTAAGTATTAATTTAAAACTGTGCCTTTTCTCTCGGTTCTTTTTATCGGTGCATACCCAGGTTATTAGATCAAATGGAACCATCTCCAAACTAACCTTAGATTCTTCGTCTAATGGGTCTATTGGTATTATTAACTTCTTTAGCTTTTGGTCTGTCATGCCTTATTTTAAATTATATGATACATAATCCCCTTTGTAATCAGATGTAATGCCAAATAGATTCCCGCAATTTTTATTAGAACAATGCCACTTAAGGTAATTTCTTTTTGTTTTGCTAAATGCTAAATCAATTGGGCCAATATCTACGTGTTCCCCGCAATAAGGGCAATTAGCATTTGATTCGTTAATGTGCAAAAACCCATTTGGGATTATTACTGTTTTCATTAATTAAAGTTTTTGAATTTCCAACTTAACATTATTCCAATATTCTAACTCTTTGTTTGGGGTCTCAAAATCATGCCAGTCTATTGCTTCGCATATTTCATCAACATTTTGCAACGCGATCTCTTTTATCATGCAATATTCAATCCAATCATATTTTTTAAAAATAGGGTGTAATGAGTTTATCATGTCCAAAGCCTTTTCTTTTGGTGTTTTCATGGGCCTATTTTACTTTAAGTGTTTTTTATTGTTGAGCATATCCCCGCGCAATTGCGGAATATATATTTATTGCGCCAATCACTTAGTTATGCGTCAGCTTGGGCAGAACCGACCAAAACTATTCTATCTTTCCAGTGTTCTAATCCTGCATAAGAACTTGAACCTTTTTGTTTGCCAATAAATCCCGAATCGTGCCAAACAACTAAATATTCAATATTTTTGTCGCCTTGATGATAAGTATCGCCTTCATAAATTTCATTCCCGTTTTTGTCGTAAACCCCTGTAAATTGAGCAACCGAATCAGCTCTAACTGGAGTTACATTTCCTTGCCAAAAAATATAACTATATCCAACGCCTTCCACTTCGACTTCTTGAAAAAATCCATAAACAAAACATTTCAATTGTTCTGAGTAACCTCTAAATTTAATTTCTCTGTTCATTTTTTGTGTAATTTTAAATTAATAATTGCGTTTAAAAAGCCGAACGCATAACAGCAATTTGGCAAAATGGCGGGTTCGGTGCTTAAATCAAGTTTTGGATTTCTAATAAAGCTCAGTACTAAACTGAAACTTTCTGCTTTTAAATCCGCCACTTCGCCAAGTTGCAAAACGTTATAGGGCATTTGGGTAAGGCTTCAATCCTTTTGATATACAAAAAATAGCGTATAACTCATCAATATCCCTTTTTGAACCTTCTCTTTCTTTTGCAAACTCGGTTAATTCATTTGTAATTTTTGTCCCCTCTTTACATTCCCAATTATGTTGTTTACGAAAGAAATTAATGAATCCTTCTACTGTTAATCCTGATTTTTCCATTTTGAATAAATTAAAAACGCCCTATAACAAACGATATATGAAAGTGGGGGCTTGTTCCAAATCCATACATTTGTACTTCTAATTTACTTTTTCAGGTAAGTCAGGGTTCAGTACTTTAAATCCCCACCTTCACATATCGTCAACCGTTATTCATCTACTTTTAACGCTATTACCTTTTCATAGTTCCTATTCTCAACCTCAACCCAAAAAGCACGCTTCTCAGGGGTTTGGCTGTATAAAAATGCCTTAGCCAATATATCCTCATCTTTTTCCCCTATTGGCATTTCGCTTCTCCTTTGCTCTGCTAACTCCCTCAACTCTTTTGGAAGTTTGCTTATCCTTGTTGGCTTCATAAAGTATCATTTAATTTTCGCTTTGCTTTAATGTCTTTAAATTTTTGATACGCATCTGATAAAGGTTGTGTTTGACCTAATCCCTTGCACCAATAATCATTTCTCAATAACACCCTACACATTCTTTTCCACGATGGAACCCAACACTTTACTTCAAGATCATGAGGCGCTTCATCAGGTATGGCTGTATATCCCCTATCTTTCCAACCAGCAATGAATTTTTTAAACCTTGCCTTATAATGATCAGATGTTGGTTTTGGCATTGTTTTCAACAATAAGTTACAAAACGATTCCCATGTATGGCCATCCGGTTTAGTTACATTGTGATACCCGGTCATATTCCCATTTTCCTGCACATACAAAGCCCCTGAATTAACGCCATTAACCCTAATAACAAGTTTATACCACGTTTCCGGTTCCAGTATATGATACAACCACAATCCTTTTCTTTGATCGTCACCATAAGGCTGACACAATCTTTGTTGACTTAATTTTACTCCCGCTTTAGTCATTTTGTCATACACCCTGTTGTGAGGCAGCTGTTTATTTTTACCATGAAAAACCCAAATATCCTCAGTTTTCCAATCATAAATAGGATAAATGTTAAAAAGTGTTTTACTTACCTTTGTAGTCCATTTCCAATCATTGTACATTAGTCCCTGTTTTAAAGAAACAATAGCCCTATATCTATGCAGTGATTCATCTGCCCTAATGCCAATAAATGCAGCACAATTTTTACCGTTTGAATACCATTCTCCAAATATTACCATAAATTCTTCAAACTCCATTTTTGGTACATAGAAATCATATTGATTTAAATCTGATGCGTATTTCGGCTTTGGCCTTACCCACTTATCTTTACTTTCTTCATCCCAACAAACCCACCGTGGTTGATAATTGCTAACTGCGTTTCTTAAAAGCAATTCTCCACAGACCCAATGTAATTCTATATTTTCTTTATACATTTCAACCATGTGTTCAATATGAGTTATTGTGTCTGTATACTGTGCTTCTAAGTCTATTATCAAAAACCCCACTTTTCTATTTCTTTTAATCGCTTCTGCAAGTACAATGTGCGACATCACAGAACTGTCTTTACCCCCAGAAAAAGATATATAAATTTTTTCAAATTCATCAAAAACTTTAGACACCCTTTCTTTAGTAGCTTCTAAAACCGATTTATCAGTATAAACTTTTGTAGCCATTAATAAATATTTACCTGTCTTCCAATAGATAATGCTTCTTCTAACTCAACAATAGGTCTTCCATTGCTTTCCATCCATTTGTTTAAATACTTCAATGCCAATAAATCTGCATTTTGCTGCTCTTCTAAGTTTAACAAATTATAACCTGAACAATACTTTGACGGAATTCCGGTTGCATAACACATAGATGCCTGACCAAGCCAAGCTATTCTATTCATAGCCTTATTTGTTAAATAATGTTCACACGAATGTTTCCAATTTTCAGTAACTCCAATTAAAGCAATTTCAAACTTATTCAAATCTTTCAAAAAATCAGCATAAGCATTAATACATTCATCTCCCGTCATACCTTCTTTTTTGCTGGCATAAAATCCGGCTTTATGACACTCCCATTTATCAAATGTATGGAAAATCCTATCTGGATCAGACGTATTTACTGTTCTAAAATACTCTTCACTTTCAAAGTCGCCTGTTATTGGCTCGTATTCATCAAAACTATCTGAAGACTCCCAACTTCTTGAAAAATCCTGATCGCTAAAAAGATGCTCTAATCCGGTAATTTGACACAATCTCAATATTTCGTCTTCATCCATTCCTAATTCCCTTGCGATTCTTGCGTTTGTCCAATTTCTATTTTTCAATTCCAATACGATCTCTGACATTGCATCAATTTGGTGCTTACCTCTCGCCCTGTTGTGTCTAATAGTAGAAGCAATCCTATCGTTTTTGCCTTGTTGCTCTTTTCTAATTACTACTGTTGGCAAATACCCCTTTATTCGCTCTCTAATTACTTTAGATTCCTTTCCTACTCTATTCCGATGAAATCCATCAATGACTTCAATTTTTTCTTTTTCTGAATTTTGCCATGTTACAATCGGTTGTGTATAACCGTCATTCATGATAGATATTTCAAGTAACTCCATTTCTGGAGGTGCTACTTTATTAGGGTTGTAATCATTGGCAACAACGTCCTCACATTTAACCCATTTAACGAAATCAACAGGTTCATTACTAAACGGTGAAATATCGTGCAAATATTCCCTTAGTTGATTAATCAATTCAACACGCTCATCAAACATAAGCATTTCATAATTTTTAGATATAATGCTCTTAACATTATTTGCAAGCTCCATAATTTTGTTCATATTCCATTTGTATTTTGTTTTTATTTAAAAAGGTATGTTATTTAAATCTCCCTTAACCCCTATTATTTGATTCTCTAATTCAGGCATTGGCCTAACAAAATCGGTTCCGCTTTCATTGTAGTCCTCAAATCTTGACCATTGGCCTCTAAACTTCATTCTAAAATCTCCGGTATCCCCTAATCTCCATTTGCCAATAGAAATTATTGCATCGGTTTTGTCGCAACTTACATCTTCACCATCAAGGGGATAGTATAATTGATTGTGAGTGTCGGGTCTATAAATAAAGATAACCCCGTTTGCATCTTGTTCTATGGCTCCGCTTTCCCTCAAGTCCGCAAGCTGGTAAAACCTTCTATGCTTATCCCTACTTAATTGGCTTAGTGCTAATACAGGCGTGTCTAATTCCATTTGCAGTTGTTTTATTTTCCTGCTTATATAGGCCACTTCATTTTCACGTGTTCCAAACTTCCTGCTATTTCCGGCTGTGAGCAACTGTAAGTAATCAATCACTATTAAACCCTTTTTGCCCCTTAGAACGCCCTTGCTTAGTGCTGCCATGTCGTCAACTGTTAAACTTCCATTGTCGAATATATGCAGCGGCAAAGATGGTATATAAGACCTCAATGCTTCATTTGGGTTGTATTTGTTTGCCATGATGTAACGTACAGGCATATTCATTTCATCACTCATTAGCCTAAACAATATCTCATTGGTTTTCATTTCCAAGCTAAACAAAACAACAGGTACACCACTCATGGCAACGTTGCGAGCTATATTTAGCGAAAATACACTTTTACCCTCACCAGGGCCGGCGGCTAAAACCACATAACCCCAAAGTCCATTGGTAATTTTATCTAACTTGGTGAATCCTGTCATTAGCCCTTTGATCTCTCCTAAGTCTAATATTTTTTGGTAGCTTTCACCAATTGTTTCCGGCCTTTGAAAAACCCTATTTGACGCCTCCAATGCGTTTACCGTATCTGCTATTAATTCAGTGGCCATTTTTTCGCCTAAAAACGCCTCTCTGATCGCATCTGACGCACTTTTGATAAGTTCCCTATGGATTGCCTTATCTTGAATTAATTTAGCGTGATATTCAACATTTGCGCTACTGGTTACTCTATTGGATAAGGTCATTAAATAATTAACCCCTCCTATTTCCTCAAGCTTCCCAATTCGGTTGCATTCATCATGGGTGGTTAACAAGTCTATTGGCAGCCCCTTTTCTCTAAGGTTAATTAATGCCTCATAGATAAGTTGGTGGCTTTTTAAATAAAAGTCTGTTGCCTTTAGAAAATCACAAACCACATTCATTGAAGTACCATCAACAATAATAGCACCCAAAACAGCCTCTTCCAAGTCTATTGCCTGAGGCAAAATCTTACCTGGTATTATCTGATCTACTTGCTCCAATGATGGCTTTTTTCTCACTTACTTATTTGTTTCGCTGTAACTCAATTTGTTTTGCTTCCCATTGTTTGAGTAACATAGTATGGCCACCATAAGTAAGTGTAATCCACATTGAACTGTTATCAGCAGAATTAAATCTAAAACATTCATCAATGTCTGCATCCTCTTTAACAAGTCTTGTCCAATCGGTTATACCACGCTGCCTTATCGTTTCCCTCTTTGCTTCCTCCCACGCCAATGTCGACAACTCTTTTAATCTGCTTAGTTTCATTTGCTTTGTAATAATTTAATTGCGTAATCAGTAAATTCTAATTCAATTTCGCACATTTTACAGGCTCTAATAAAATCATATATACTTGCACCAACAACAGGAATTTTAACCGTCTTCTCGTTGTTAGAAAAACAAATATGATATTGATCTTCAAATTCTACAAATAATACTTCTTTATCATTTATTATTTCAATTTCATAAACGTAACTACCATGCGAACATCCATATCCATCTCCACAATCACAACTATCCCAATTAAGTGAAACGTTTTTAAAGATTACTTTTTCGTTTTTTAAATTACATTCATCTACAGCATTTTTATAACTTTCCTCTCCCATGTATTTAACATCTTCCTTTGATGGCATCCATCCAGTATTTTCGAGATTAGAACCTTCAATATCTAATGGAATATTAAAAAATGTGGCGAAAATATTTAATTCATTATCTTTTAATTCGCTTAGTTTCATTTGCTTTTATTTTTTTGTTTGTTTGTTAAAAGTGGCATATCCAAAGAATGCCCCAAAGTGTCCATATTTCCATGATCTAAAAATTTATTTAATTAAGTCTTTCAAATAGATGAAATACAAGTGATCCATTTTCCATTTGGAATGTGTTAATGTATTTTCTTGCCACACCAATTGGACAATCTATAGTGTGACCAGTTCCAAATATTTCAAAGTTTCGTATTTCTAATTCGTTTTCAGGATTAACCAATACCCATAGACAAGGGATGCCGTTTTGGGTTTGTACTGTTAATATTTCTGCGCCCTCTGGCATTCTTATTCCCACAGTGAATGGGTGAATTGTATATTTCCAAATTTCTTTTTTCATGATCTATTTTTTAGTTATTTAAGTTCAGCTCTTAACGACCTTTGTTCTTCCGGTTTGCTTTGCTTTGGTTTCACTTCACTAAGATTGGCAAACTTATCAACCTTGTCCGATCTGGTGAAAAATTCAAGTGTACAGTATTTGTATAGCGTTTCAATGTGGTATTGATCTTTAGAAGCGTTTAACATGGCTTCGCCAATTTGTTTTTTGGTGTACCCCTGAGCCAGCAAACTATTGTATTTTGTTTTTAGCTTTTGGTTTATAAATGGTGATCTTTTTTTAAATGTATCGTTAAAGAATTTTAGCAATTCATCAAAATCTATCTTTTCATTATTAATAGATTTAGGTTTCGGTTTTACCGGAACACATATATTAATATCTTTTTCATTTACATTTAGATTATCATTAAGATTTACATTAACATTTACATTAGGGGTTTCTTTGGGGTTTTCATCAATAACCCCTATGGGGTTTTCTGCAATATCCCCTATGGGGTTTTCTTCTTTAGTTTCAGGCTTTGTTTTCTTTGGCCTACCTCCTTTACTTCCATGCTTACCACCTTTTTCACCATTGATAAATCTTTTGGTATTGGCATCTAACTGAGGTTTAATAAGCGTCCAAACAACTTTATTTATTCCGGTTAAATTGGGTTCTATCTGGTCAAGAGAATAATCTGCTATTGCGCCAAACATTAAACACTGATCTTCTTTTGGTAAGCCTTTTATAGCCTCAAAAAAACTCCGGTAAAAAACAAATGAATCTCTTTTTAATTCCATCGTAAATGTCGCTTGTTGTCAGGGCAAACTATTTTTATAAATTTCTACTGCCCCAATCCATTTGTAATATCCTTTTGCAAACTCGTTGTTTCCGTGTTTTTCTTTGATCTTATCCTTAAACTGTTGGAGAGTGCCATTAAAACAACCACAGACAATCTGTTCGTTTTCATCGTTCCAATAATAGGTTGTTTGATCTTTTCTACTCCCTAATATTGGTGATTTGACCCTTTGAGGGTCAGTTTTAAAATCACTGCAAGAGCGGCAATAGCTGCAAGAGCTGCAAGAGCTGCAAGAGCGGCAAGAGCTGCAATAGCTGCAATCACTGCAAGAGCGGCAATCGCTGCAATAGCTGCAAGAGTTGCAATAGCTGCAATAGCTGCAATCGCTGCAATCACTGCAAGAGCGGCAATCGCTGCAATTAAAACAATTATTGCAATTTTTTAACGTACCTGCACTTTTCTCCGCCTCATCTTGTGAATATAAATCAGCGTTCCATGAGTTGCTACCAACCCACCATCTGTTGTTTTTTAATTCTGCTTTTGTCATGGCTGCACTTTTTTGAAGTTTGAGAAATCACAAGCATCTTGATAAACAACAACATCGGGTTCGTCATCTATTAAATTTGAAAAATAATAGTACCCAAATTCAAAAGCTATACACTTGTATTTACCCACACGTGGAAACTCATACCATTTCCCTACTTCAGGCATGGTTCTTTTTATACGGTAGTCGTAGTTGTCCCAATCCCAACCTGGATTTTTTACTAATAACCAATTATCATCTCCTTGAGAGGTATATTCCGCTTCTCCTCCGTCTGCATAATGCTGCATAACGGCTATTGCTTTTTTTGTTTCTTCTGGTGTCATTGTAATTGTTTTAATAGATTTTTTAATCCACGTCCATCCTGTATTGATTTGCCAGTGTGCCATCCTGAGTATGGGAATAGTGTTACTATGTGGTTATTAAATTCAAACCGTATTTTTGTATCATCTTTATATGCGATGTAATAACCCATCTTTTCAAGTTGGCTAATAGCATATTCAAACCGCTTTGGGGTCAGTTCTTTTTCTCTGTCTTGGTTAAGTCGTTTGCTCATTGTAGTTTAGTTCCTAATTTCAAAAGTCTGTAATTAACATTGTACTCTTCTTCCCAATCTCTACCGATGTATTGTTTGTACACGTCTTGAACCGCTTTTTTGAGGTCTGTTTGCCCGTCTAATAGCTTTTTGGCCTTGGCTTGGCCTAAACCCTTAATATTTGGTACATTCGATTTTAATATCATTTGTAGCCAAAATTCACGACATTCCATTTATCCGAATTTTACCTTTAGACATTCATAGTAATAATTCCTTAATTGGATGCAGGTAGGCAAATTAGTTAACATCTTATCAACCCATTCACTACTCGCTGTCACTTCGTTAAGTATCATTCTTTTGTTTACATCAACCGGATAAGTTAACCCGTTTTGACCCATCCAATCAGTTTCCATTAGAAATGATGCAATTATCCATTTTTTTTTTCCGGTTAGATACATATACATTTGCGCCTGGTTGTAATACTCTCCATCTGTCACACCGTCATACAAGCTATTTAACCAATTTTGTAAACTTGTAGGGCATTTAAAATCAACGCCAAAGTCTTCACCCTCTGCATCTGTATTACCTCCGCAATCGCCTTTCATTATCCATCGTCCTTTCTCAACTGATAAATACCTTTCGTTAAAGTATTCAAATGCACTATGCTCCATGTTTTTCCCATGCTCAGTTTGCCACCCTCCGCTTTCGTCATAGTGTTGGAAATATAGTTCTTTGGCTAATGTCCGAGCAAGTGTATCTATTCCGGCTTTTGCGCTTACTTTTGGCACTAATGGGCTACACCTTGAACCAGTTACAAGTCCAAACCTCTCAGGGCTAAATATGTCCTGTGCAAATTCCATTTTAAGGCTTTTGGTTTTTTACTCTAAGTGCTTCCATCATTTCACCAAATGCTTTAACTTTTGCAGCATAGATAATAATTGACTTGCCTTTCCAATCTTCGATATATGGAGAACCCAAAACCTTTGTGATAATCTTCATATTGGTTTTATTTAAGATCATTGGTTTTTTAGCCCCTACAATCTTAGCTACTACACACTCGTCATCTTTGCCCTCCGGTGTTTTCACAATCTCTTTGGCTACGCTTTCAATCGTAATTTTTAACTCTTGCCCTGGTTGTAAGTCATGCGCTCCAATGTAATTTGGGTTCGTTAACTTTTTCCAATGGGTTAATGGTTCTGCCATTTATGTATCTTATTTAATTTGTCCAATAAAAGCCCACACCCATATCTTTATACAGTTGTGGGTAGATTTCTAATAACTCAAAAACGTGCTTATGTAAATCCTTTTTAAATAAGGGGCAGGCTTTCGAAAACTTCCCTTTAATAAGTTACCCTGCCCCTTTTCATTCTCAGGTGGGCTTAAAAAAAGTTAGCCCAAAAAACAACCAATAATATAATGAAAAACAGTTCTATGTCTTCCTCACTTATTCTCATTGTGGCTTATTCCGTGTTTGTTAATATACCCTACAATAGCCTCTTTTAGCCCTTTGCTAATACATTCCCTCTTAGGTGCTAAGATGTCTATTTCAGCACCCCAAAGGCTTATGTAGGCATCGTATAACTCAATTACGCCATCTGAATCAAACCCAAAAGTAACGTGTATCAGTTCAGGGTATTCTGTTACGTTTTCTAATTCAATGTAGGTTTGGTGCTTCATTTTTTAAAGTTGGGAGTGACCATAAGCCACCCCCGTTGTGCTTGTAAGTTTATATCTGAATGATTGATAAGTCCATTTCAGCATTGTTGAGATAATCTAACAATGACTTCATATCTTGTGGGTAATCCTCACTGTTTTGAAAATAAATTTCGTTTTGCCTGTATTTTTCATCAGTTGATAAAACTAATGCTTTTTTTGATGCCTCTAATTCTGTTTCAGCTTCGACAATAAACTGTTTAATTTCATTGTCAAAAAAGTTGATTGTTGCTACGCAATATCTGTTCATTAGTAATATTTTAATTGGTTAATAGTTCCTTCATTTGCAGCCCTCAAAACCCATCTTAGGCAAATATCAAGTGTAAACCTGAAACGTCTGTGTAGCTTAGTGGCTAAGACAATCATTTTGTCAAACCACATTTGAACAAGTATAGCCCATTGGATATTTGACCACGACCACAATCTTTGGCCAAACTGATCTTTTGCGTTCTGATCTGCCAGCAACTCATTTGCCAGCTCAAGGTCTTCAGTAGTGTATTTTTTCATTTTGGATTATTTACTAAGTTTTACAAAACGTTTGTTTCCGGTACTGCTTCCCCAATTACCGTCTGTGGTTGGCTTTCCATTTCCTCAAACCTTTGGCCTATTTTGGCATAGTGATAACCGTCTATTGCCTCACGGATAATCTCTGATTGCTTTTTTTGTAGGGTCTTGCTCAATTCATTGATTTGCCCCATTGTTAGTTCTGTTACGCTGAAACTCTTTACCATTGTTCTTATTTATTTTTTCACAAATATATAAACGTGTTATTTAATTTGTCAATAGTTTTTTAAATAATTATTTAATTCGTAATTAGACTAAATCTAAATTATGGTCTATTTTCCCAATCCCTCCTAATCAAATCCCTAATGTATAGGGATAGATTGAACTCAGGGATTGTTTGTGATAATTGTTCTATGATCTCGTGTACCGGCCCCAATTTTATATTGGTTGGCTTTCCGGGTTTTAGGGTTAGTTTTGCCATTGGTACCTTATTATTTTATTAGCTTTTAATGCCTTTTCAAATGTTTCTTTATTAAATTCCATCGTAATTTTGTTTTTCCTTTTCAATAATTAATAATTTGTTGCGCAAATACCAAATTGATTGCGGAATATATTTTTGTTGCGCAAATAACTGAGTTAGAAGCAATACTAATAATCCTGCTTCTTACCATACATCAACAAATCTTTACACTCGTCTGCTAAATCCATATAGCGACCTTTCCATAATAGTAAGGCACAGAAAATCAATCCGAATACTGCTACCGTACCAAATGTGGCTAATACCAACATTCTAAATACAAATTCAATTATTTTTAT